CACCACCACTGCCGCTACCTTTGGCGTCTATCAGCCGCTTTAGCAGCTTACCTTGGCGAGCGGATAGTGGCTGATCGGCTTTATTGCTATCAAGGTTATCGACTAGATCGCGTTTAAATAGGATGTCAGCCATGCCAACCTCCTACGCAGTAGCCTCGTCGATGTCGGCGTTCTCCATCGGGTAGATGCCCTTTGATATTTCATCAAATTTGGACTTGCTGTCATTCATGAATTGCGTAAATTGCGCTTGCATGCCTTCCGTCGGTATACGGTCTGTCCCATCAACGACTAGTCCGCACATCTTTTCATCTAGACGCGTATCCTGGATGTCAGATGCTCTGATCTCCGAAGCGTTAGCTCGCACGGTGAGTATGGCCAGAATGATTTCGTAAACGCTAGCGGTGCGCACAGGTGCCGTCGGCTTAGCTGAGCTACCTTTGACGCACACTAGTTTGCATGAGTTGCTGTCTTTGCTGTATCGGACAGCGATGTAGTCGTAGCGCGTAGTACTTTCTGCTGTTGGCACGACCAGTCCTTCTGTAGCGTTGCTCCCGTATGTTATTCCGCCCACTCCGTCTTTAGATGTAAGCAGGAAGGCGTAGCCTGGTTTTACATCCACGGCCATACGACCATTGGCGCTGACCTGTAGATCCGTGCCCGTGGCATTGAATATGCCCGAGCTCCTGGCCACATGAAAAAGCCGGACGTCCTCAGCCAGGTAGTCGGTATCGTCCAGCGGATATGCTTTTTGTGTCATTTAAGCACCTCCTGTGTTTCTATCGTCAACTCTAGGCTGACTTGTGTCTCGATGTTCTCTTCTTCCACGAATTTGATACCAGTGATCCGTGCGTAATTCTGCACACAAAAGCGCCTGCTAGTTATGGGCACGATGTCCCCTAGGTCGTAGTCACGGCCAAGCACTGCCACTCTGTTGGCTTCATAGAGCTCACACTCAAACTGATAGGCCTTGCTCAGCATCTCTGCATACTTAGCCTCGCCTCTGGCCTTTAGTATAGCGGTGTACTCTGTGTCGCTATAGGTCCGCTCCGTGCCATTGGCA